AAAAAATGAAAAAGCAATCTTTTCCACTTTTAAGGAGAGCCATTAAGTTGGGAGTGCATGAGGGACTGAGCAGAATAGATGACATGGGAATCACAAATGAAGATGCCATTGTCATTGAAATAGTTGAGGCTATTATAGAACAGATAGAAGAACAATACAATTTTGAACATGAGTGATGTAAAAGTTATAGAATATGGATTGGGAGATAATGATGAATTCGGAGTCTATGCCATTTCATTGGTAGATCAGCCAGCTATTGAAGTAGACTTTGTTGCTTTGAAAAAAGACACAGTGCTACTTGCAAGAGTAGAAGATGGAGAGAAGAGAATGCTCTATGGCCCAGCTCTCATTCCAGATCAGCCAATTCTTCGCTATGATAAAAATGGAGAAAAATACTTCATCAAATACAGCAAAGAGACTATTGAGAAAACTGCACAAGAATTCTTGAAAAGGAATCTCCATCACAATCACACAATTCAGCATGAGATGCCTGTGGCAAATCTGACTGTTGTGGAATCATGGATAAAGATGGGAGAGGACAAAGGGATGAACTTTGGCTTTGACTTACCAGATGGCACTTGGATGATTGGTGTGAAGGTAGATGATGACTCTACATGGGAAGCTGTGAAGCAAGGTGCAGTGAAGGGATTCTCAATAGAAGGATTCTTTGTGGCTGAGAAAGAAGAGCTCACAGATGAAGAGGAGCTGGAGAGAATGCTGACACAAATTGTACAGCAGTTAGAAACGAAATAGAAAAAATTTCCACTTACTAATAACACAAAAAGAATGATTCAAGAACTCATTAACAAATTTGCTCCAATGCTTGAGAAGCACGGGGTGAAATTATCAGCAGCAGAAGAGACAGTCACTATTGAGATGGCTGTGGAAGGTGCTCTTGCTGATGGCACTGCAATCTTTTCACCAGCTTCAGAATGGGTGGAAGGTGTAGAAATCTATGTGATGGATGCTGAAGGCAATCCTATTCCACTTGCTGATGGTGAATACCAACTTGACAATGGAAAAATCATAGTAGTATCTGAAGGCAAAGTTGCTTCAATTGCTGAAGCTCCAGTCAACGAGGAGCAAGCTCCTGTTGAAGAAGAGCAAGCAGTGGAAGAGACTTATTCCAAAGATCAAGTTGAAGCAATGCTCAACAACATCATCAATGAATTCTCAACTAAATTGTCAGCTGTAGAAGCTCAATTGAGTGAGGCAAATTCAAAGATTGTTGAATTGTCAAAAGCTCCGGCAATCACTTCAGTAAAGCAAAGAACTGCAAATGCTGAAGCTTCTGCTCCAATCAACTTGAAAGACATGAAATCAATTCACCACAGAGCAAATGCTATTGTGGCTAAATACACAAACAAATAAATAAAAAAAGAAAAAAGAAATGGCATCATCATTAACCATCTCATCTTCAAGCTATGCTGGTGAATTAGCATTACCATATATAGCTGCTGCTGTATTGTCTGGAGATACTCTTGCAAATGAGTACGTGACAATTCACGAAAATGTTAAGTACAAAGCTGTGCTTAAAACTTTATCAACTACAGGCATCGTTAAAGCTTGGGGTTGTGACTTCGACAATTCAGGTACTACCTTGACTCTTGCTGAAAGAGTGCTTCAAGTGACTGACTTGAAAGTGAATATCGAAGTTTGTAAGACTCAATTTGCAAAAGATTGGGAAGCTGCACAAACTGGAAGAGGTTTCATCAATGACACTTTACCAGCTAACTTCGCTGACTTCATGCTTGCTCACGTTTCTGCAAAAGTTGCTGAATCAATTGAATTCAACATCTGGCAAGGTAACTTCACACCGGGCGGAGCTGCTGCTACTTACACTGCATTCACTGGTATTCTTGAGACTTTAGATGTAGCTAAAGGTGGAACTCCTGATGTTAACATCGGTACTATCTCTGCTTCAACTGTTGTTGCTGACATCCAATCTGTAGAGGCTGTATTGCCCGCTGCATTGGTTGGTGATCCAGCTGTGAAGTGCTATGTGAACAAGAAGACTGCACAATTCTATCGCCAAGCTCTTGGTACTTTGGGATACTTACAGCAATTCAATGCTGCTGTAGCTGTGCCAATGACTATCGATGGCTATGAAATGTATGTATGTCCGGGCATTCCTGACAACACTGTTGTATTCGCTAAGAAAGACAACTTGCACTTTGGAACTGATTTGAATTCAGATTTCAACGAAGCGAAAGTTGTTGACATGTCAGAAACTGATGGCAGCGACAACGTTCGTGTAGTGATGAAATTCAGAGCTGGAACTCAAGTTGCGTTCCCAACTGAAGCTATCCTAGCTTACTAAGAAGAATCCTTTGTTCAGTAGGTGAGAGCTCTGTGCTCTTGCTTACTGGACAGATTCATTTAATAATAAAAAAAAATTAAGACACAACAATGAGCTGTAGCCTTACACACGGAATGAGCATCAACTGCAAAGAAGGCATTGGTGGCATCAAAGCTGTTTATCTTGGTACATTCGCAACATTCGGAGAGAACAGTGCGACTATCAACGGAACTACCAACATAGTTACTGCTCTTGCAACTGGCACAATCTACAAATATGATTGTCCAAAAAACACAGGAAGCTTCACTGAAGAAGCTGCTATCTCAATCGAGAATGGAACAATTTTCTATACTCAGACAGTTGTAGCTGCTCTTCATGGTTTGTCATCTGCTCGCTCTTTAGAGCTTCAGAACATGGCAAAAGGGAGACTTGTTGTTTTCGTGCAAGACAGCAATGACAACATCTGGATGGTTGGATATCACACTTCTGCTGAAGTCACTGCATTCACTACTCAGACTGGAGTAAACAAGGGAGACATGAATGGATATAATATCACATTCACTGCTGAAGAGAAGAACAAAGCATACATGCTTGATGCATTCGATCCAGCAACTGAAGATCCATTTGACAACTTCGCTGGAATCACAGTATCTACTTCCAACATTTAATCTTACAAGTACATGCTGTACTTGTTGACAAATACATCAGCACAGCTCCTCTTTCTACAATTACAGGAAGGGGAGCTTTTGCTGTCTAACACATACACTGATTATTTGCTTGAGCTCACCAATGAGCAGACACTTGAGAAGCTTTATTGTATACCTCAAGTAGCTGTAACGAATGAGAGATACACATCAATCATCATCAGCACAGATGCAAATGATCCATTGAATTCATCATTGCTCATTGAATATCCAGCTCGCTATTCATTCAAGGTATATGGGCAGAATTCAAGCACGAATCTTGATCCAACAAATGCAGTTGTAGTAGGCATGATAGAGAAGGGGTATTTGATGGTGCAAGACTTTTCAACACCATATTTCACTGATCCAAATCTATCCGTAAATTCGGACATCACATACAATGGATAAAATACAACACACAGCTCCACTGATCGTGAACATGGCAAAAGACTATGTGCAAGAAGCAGTTGAGAAAGAGACTCCAAAAGGGTGGGTAAATTATGGAGACAACAACTTGTTTCCACAATACCTTATTGACTTGTACAACACAAGCTCTGTTCATGGATCATTGACCATGAGCATTGCTTTCACAATAGCTGGAAAGGAATTCAGCACAGCTCTTCCCATTGCAAAGAGAGAGGCTGACAGATTGAAAATAGATGAACTTAGACACTGCACTTCACTTGATTTGAAGTTGCATGGTGGATTCTTCTGGGAGGTGGTATGGTCAGTAGATAGAACTACAATAGCTCGCATCAATCACTTGCCATTCGAGAACTGCAGACTTGCAGTGACAAATGAAGAGGACATCATTCCGGGTATCTACTACTCAAAAGATTGGTCAGATATCAGAAAAAAGAAAAATGCTCCGGTATACATTCCGATGTTCAACAAGAGCTCGAATGAGGAAGAGCCAAGTCAAGTGCTGTTCATGTCAGTGATGACTCCGGGCAGTGCATACTATCCAAAGCCTGACTACTACTCAGCTCTTGAATACATCGAATGCACAAGACAAATCAGTCATTTCTACAATGCGTTTCTTCAGAATGGAATGTTCCCCGGATACATGATACACTTCAACAATGGCGTGCCTGATCCAGAGGAGCAAATCATGATTAAGAATCAGTGGGAGAAGATGAGTGGAACGCAGATGGCTGGGAAGAGAATCTTCACATTCAACGAGTCACAAGATCGTGCTCCAAAAGTAGATTTGATTCCATTAGATGATGCAGATAAAAAGTGGACAGTGCTATCTGAAGAGTCAAGGAACAATATCATGATTGGCCACAGAGTGACTTCTCCTCTTCTCTTTGGAATCAGAGAGAGTGGTGGTCTTGGCAGTAACTCAGATGAGCTCAAACAAGCTTTCAAGATATTCAAACAACAAGTAATTGAGCCATACCAAAGAATGATTTGTGATGGCATTGAGATGCTATTTCAAAGCATGGGCATTGTTGCTGAATTTATAATTGTTCAGAATGATGTGTTTGGAGATTCATTGACAGCACAGATTGAGGATGCTCCAAAAGGAGTGATACAATCAAGTGATATGGCAGCTATTATAGCCATTGCTGGACAAGTGAAATCAGGTGCAATCACAAGTGATCAAGCACATCAACTCATTCACATCACATTCCCAGCATTAACTCATGAACAAGTGAGAGCTTTACTTGGAGAGGGCCCTGTGCAATTAAAAAAAAAAGTAGAGCTTGCAATCCCTGAATCATTTGAGCCAACTCAAGAGATGGCAGATGAAGCTGAGCTTGGCCTGAAGTGGCGAGAGGAATACGGAAGGGGAGGGACTGAAGTTGGAGTGGCAAGAGCAAGAGATATCAGCAACAGAAGAAATCTCTCATTTGAAACTGTGCAAAGAATGAACAGCTACTTTGCAAGGCATGAAGTAGACAAAGAAGCTACAGGATGGAATCAAGGTGAAGAGGGATTTGCAAGTGCTGGAAGAATAGCATGGCAATTGTGGGGTGGTGATGCTGGAAGAGATTGGGCCGCTGCAATCATTGAGAGATATAAAACTGAACTATCCAAAGACATTCCAGAATTCACTACAGAAGATGAAGATTGGTGGTGTGATTTCTTATCAGATAAGGGTGAGATTGTGGATGAGGAAGAATGGGAGCTCATCGAATCAGAGCCAATTGACTTAGCATCTGTGAGAGATTATTCCGATCCAGATAAGAAGTCAGAAATGGATTCAGGTCTGTACAAAATCAGATATGCATATTCGAAAAATCTAAGTGCCAACTCTCGCAAATTTTGCAGACAAATGGTGGCAGCTTCAAAAGCTGGATATGTATACAGATATGAAGACTTAACTGCTATGAGTGCAGATACTGATGAGCTCAATCCAAAAATGGCACAGCGAGGTAGCTCTACCTATAGCGTGTTCTTGTATCATGGGGGGGTCAATTGTAAACATCACTTTGAGAGAAAGGTCTATTTCAGAAAGAGAGAGAAAGGAAAATTCTTGGCTGACAAAGGTCTTGAGAATTCAGATCCAATCTCAGTAGCAAAAGCTATCAGAGCTGGAATGCCATTGAAGGATATTGCTAAGGGATTTGCCACAGCGAATACACCAACATATGATCAGCCTAATCATGGGCGAGTAAACATCTAAAATTTAAGATATGCCAATACCATCAGAAATTCTCTTCATAAACAAAGAATACTTAACTAAGTACACACAGCTCAATGAAGCTGTTGACACTAATTTAATCAGACCAGCTATCTACTTGGCACAAGACAAGTACATTCAATTGTGGCTTGGAACTGACTTGATGAACAAAATCAAATCAGATATCCAGAACAACACACTTGCTGGTAACTATGCAACACTTTTGAATAATTACATAGTGAAGCCAACTGCATGGTGGACAATGGTTGAATTGTATCCATCTCTTGTGTATAAGTTGGATAATGGTAATGTAGTGAGTAGACAAAGTGAAGATACAACTCCAGTCACTAAGGGTGAGCTTGATTCTTTGGTTGATAAAGCGAGAGACAATGCGACTTTCTACACACAAAGACTTGTTGACTATCTATGCGATAACAACAGTCTCTTTCCAGAATACACAAGCAACACATTCCCTGATATCTCTCCTCTCAAGAAAGTCAATAGACAGAGCTCTGTGATGTTCAGTGATGGGTACAAAGACTATGATACAAGAATCAAGTGGAGCATTCGTGACTTTTATAATGGATAAAACTGAATGAACAAGGAGCAGCAAACAAGACGCAATTATGAGCAGAAGCTCAAGGTCTATCTCACCAAATTAGACAAGCAAATAAAGAGAGCAAATGAAAACACCAACAATCGAAGAGCTCAAAGCTAAATTCACAGAGCTTGGGTATCAATGGATGCCATTTCATATCATTGGCATCAGAAGCAAAGCCAATGAGCCCAACAAATTTGATGATCTCATTTGTCTTGTTGATGGAGATGAATTGAAAGTCTTCACAGGAACAACGAATCCCGGCACATATTGGCTAAAAAATCCAATGAATGTGAATGGATGTGCTGTTTTGAAACAAGGACAATATGTCGACACTTGGCAAATAGGACTTCACAAAGGTCAATACACAGCTCTCACACAAGCCAAGAAGGTGACTGTATTCAGAGATGATGACAGAGATGCTATTGCTGAAGAGCAAGGGAAGGAAGACACAGGAATCTTTGGCATTAACATACACAGAGCAAATCCATCAGCCACATCTACATTGATTGAAAAGTGGTCAGCTGGCTGTCAGGTGCTGAACAACAGCAAGCAATTCAAAGAGCTGATTCAGGCATGCATTGCATCTGGCAAGAAATACTTCACTTATACATTGATTCAAGAGCTATGAAGGAAGAGAATGAAGTTGAGATGATACACAAGGAGATTCAGCAGATCAACAAGAAGCTTGACAGAGTGCTTCTCACTTTGCTTGGTGATGAGGACATGAATATAGATGGTCTTGTGGCTAAGGTTGCAAGCCATGAGAAATATATCCAGAAGCAAAAGCTGTTCCTGGCTAAGATGGGAGGAATGGCAACAGCATTCGGTGTGATTGGTGGTCTAATTGTACAACTAATCTTGAAGCTTCTGTCATGATTAAATGGTGGAAAAGCATTCTTGCTGTTGATGGCAATCAAAGCTCAAAGAGACTTGCTGCAATCATGTGCTTGTTTTGTTGTATAGCATTCGCTTGGATAGCCACATTCACAAGTTATCAATGTCCAGAGTACATGTTCGAAGGACTTCTGGTTGTTGCTGGAGGTGGATTCGGATTGACAGTCATAGAGTCTATATTCACCAGATATAAAAAGAACAATGACAATCAGGAGAGCTGAATTCATATTCATTGCAGTGCTTACCATCTATTCAATTGTGGTGACATACAAATGGACAAATGTAAAAGAGCAACTCAATGACAGATCAGTGAGACACATCCATATGATAGACTCATTGAATGGGGTAAACTCAGAGAGAGCCATTCAAATACAACAGTTGAAAGAACAACTTAAAACAGCAGAGAATGAATATCAAAAGACACTTAATCAGATTGACTCTCTTGATGAGCATAATCTTCGCAAGCAAATGCGAAAGCTTCTCACAGAGCTCACTGAAGGCTGACACTACAATCTGCCTGACTGCTCAAGAGATGAGAGCTCTACTCAAGCTCAAAGCAGAAAGAGACTATTTGAAGAATCAAGTTGTTGTCATCTTAAAGGCTGACTCATTGAAGTCAAAGGTCATAATAGACAATGACAAAAGCATCAAAGCTCTTCAATCTGAACTGAGCAAATCACAAGAGAATCTCAATGAGCAGATTCACAAGAAAGAAATGTGGCGAGATGCTACTCTCATCGGCATTCCAGTCTCAATCATAGGAGGACTAATCATGTCCATCTTTATCTGACATCTCAGATATTCACATCTTATTTGTTAATAACTCATAAACTTTTTTTTGTTTAAGTAAAAAAGAGTAGTATATTTGTGCTCATAATCAAACACACACAAATATGTACACACTTTATTTTTACCACATGGACAAGCTCGAAAAAACATTGAGCTTCAATGATGAGAACAGAGCTCAAAGCTCACTTGCTGAATACGCAAGTTGGAAAGATTTGACAATTGCTGATGACTACTATTCAGCCTATTCAGATGGCAGACATCCGGAGACATTCATTGAACTTATTCAAGAGGAGGATGCACAATGAGAAAGGAATTAAAACTAATCATAGGCATCATTCTTTTTGTTGTTGCTTGGGGACTCATTGGAAATGATGAATACCAATTCGAGAAGAGACATGAATCTGTAATTTCTAAAACCAAATAATATGACACAAAAGCCAATCAAATGGACACTTGTTGAGTGCAACAGGTACGATGGAATCCACTTCAATCTGTGCAAGGATGGGTTTCCAGTTAAGACATTCATGAACTTTGATGATGCTGAGGCTGAATTCAACAGAGCCATCTCTTTTGTTGAGAAGGATGTAATCTTGAAGGAGGTGACATTATGAAGTACAAAGTAGTGACTATCCCAAAAGATGAAGTCAAAATAAGCTTGTGGGATAAGCTGAAAGTCAGCACTGAATTTGAGACAGACAACTTTGCTGTTGCTCAACAGATGATGGCTATTCTTGCCGACATCTACCAGGTGCCACAACTCGAATGGTCAGATGTACCAACAGAGCTCTCTGTTGAGACTGATGATATAATCTTAAAGATTGTGGAGGTGCAAGATGGACAGTAAGAAATTCACATTCGTAGTATTCAAGTCACCGAGAAGATTAATACTAAGCACATCAGAATCAGGCACTGGCAACAGTGGTGAGAACATCATTCTTGATTCCAAAAGAACTACTGACTTCTATCTATGCCATGGCACAGAAGCAGAAGTCAGCAAATGGACCAACGAGAGAATGGCTGAAGGATGGGACTTCGATGATTATTATGATCCATCAAGCAGCTTCAATCCATCAGACTATCAAGATGTTTTAATATATTTGTAACCAAATCTAATCTTAATAATATGACAAAGGAAACAATTGGGACAGTCACTGTCTCTAAGTGGAACTCTGAGCAGAAAGCTTGGACACCATATTCAGTAGCTCACAACTATTCATTGAGTGATTTCACTAAAGTGAGTGAGCAAAAGGAATGCACAATTGAAGATGCAAATTACTTGTATCAATTCACATCAGACTGTGCGGATAACATTCAAACTTATTTTGGTAGCTATGAATACTGCATCTAATCTCAAGAAAAGAGCACAGAGCAAATTCATTTGCGTGCAGAGCTCATGTGGTCAGCAGACTTTGAGCTACAATGAAATCATTTCTTATCACCAAAAGCAGAATGAGACTACTCCATATGAATTTTGGAGAGCTCACTTTGCCAACAATCCCCAAGAATTATGGCAGATATCAACTGGACAAAGCTCAAACCTGAATTCGATTGGGACAGAGCAGAAGAAGCATTGGCTAATAAGATGCAAGGAGTACATCAATACATTGAAAAAATAAATATGAAAACAGCTAAAATAACAGCATGCACATTTATCCGGGAGTGGACAGGTGCAACAGGAACAATCTACTATCATGACATCACATTGGACAATGGAGATTCAGGATCAGTGGGAACAAAAGAAAAGAACAGTGCAAAGATTGCAGTGGGAGAGACTGTCACCTACAACATTGAAGAAAAAGAATTCAATGGAAGGAAGAGCTACAACATCAAGCTCACAGCTCCAGCTCCAACATTCACAAAAGGAGGAGGCGGATATTCCAATCCGGGTAATCAGCAAGAGATTCGCAAGTCAGTTGCTCTGAACAATGCAGTGCAATTCTTGAAAGATTCTAAAGATAAGAAAACAGCTCAAGATGTGCTTGTCACTGCTGACTTGTTTTTGAAGTGGTTGGAAGGTGCAGTACAGACAGCACAAGGAGGAGGAATTGAAGATGAGCAAGAGACTCCATTCTAATCTGTTCAGGGGGTGGGTAGTAGGTCATTTCCGGACTATTGCCCACTTCTCTGAAGTGCTTGGGATATCCAAGCCGACAGCAACTAAGTACATTAATGATCCATACCTTCTCACATTGCGACACATTCAAGTGCTTGCAAAGGTGGCGAAGGTGGACAAATCAGAACTAATCAATCACATTTATGACAACATTTGATCAAAACATGAGAGACTTGATGAATCTCATTGAATCTAAAAAACGAGATAGAGCAAGAGTCTATCTGATGAAACTGCTCAAAGCTCCACATACCTATGACGAGCATTCCAGAACAAAGGAGCAGAAATTTGCTAACATGCTCATTCAAGAAATCACAACAAAGAGTGGAATTGATGCCGTTGATTTGCTCTCTAAGACAAGAAGAAGAGAAGTCAGTGACATGAGACAATTCACATTCTGGAGCATAAGAAGCACAACAAAGCTTTCACTGGGTGCAATAGGTGGAATCTTTGGAAGAGATCATGCAACAGTGCTACATGGCATAAGGAACTTTGAGAATCTGGTACTAACCGACAGAATCTACAAAGACTCAGTGAAGTCAATTGTGGACTCAATAGAAAACAATCTTTTATCAAACCAATTTTATACCTTAATCAATGAAGAAGCAACTATCCCTACCACTTAAAAAGAACAAAAGAGCAAAGGTCACTATTGAAAGAGTGAGACATTGCTGTCACCTGATCAATGAAGGCATGACCATGAGTGAGGCATTGAAAGCTCTTGGCATGGGACATCAATATGGTAGATTCATGCGAGATGCTGGAATAGCAAAGAAGCTAAAGAATGGCAAGTGGACAGCTCTCAAAAGAGTGCATGAAGACAGATATCAGGAGCTCAAGATAGCTGTGAATGAATACTATAAATCAAGAGCTATTCCTCCAAAGATGACAGCTCTTCCTCCTCAGCCATCTGCATTAAAAAGATTCTTTCTATATTTGAAAAAAATCTTTATCAAATGAATATGACTGATCTAATCAAACGAATTGAGCTGCTTGAATTGCAAGTGGCTGAACTCCAGAAGAAGAGACAAGGGGAGAGATTCTCTCCTCCATCTCTCTCTGAAATCACTGACTACATGAACAATGCTGTGCTTGCTCGCAACTTCCTCGACTATTATGAAGGGAATGGATGGATGGTGGGAAAGGTGAAGATGAAGAATTGGAAAGCAACTGCAAGAAGATGGATGAATAACACTAAACAAGATAAGTCACATGAGCAAAGAATTGGCCGTATCTCACAGAATGACATTCAGTCGTTCATTGACAGACATTGAACAGCACTTTGTTGACTGCTTACATGAACAGAGAATCCATGAGATGCCTGATGGAGATTTCAGAAAGCTGATTGTGCAAGCTTGCATCTTGAATGGAGTGAAAGACTTGCCATCAGATTTGGAAGTCAATCTGCTTTTTGATGTGGTGACTGATGAATTCAGAGAGGTGGGAAGCAAAGCATGGATGACAGCTTTCAAGTGGAATGCCATTGGAAAAGAATGGCAAAGGAAGGAGCACTTCAATTCATTCTCAATTCAGTACATGAGTGATGTCTTGCTTGCTTATCGAGAATACAAGCAGAAGCACTGGAAGAATATCAATTCAGCAATTAGGTATGAAGCTCTTCCTCCAGCACAGACTGACTATGATCCACTTAAAATTCTTGAAGCTCATGTTGAATTAGCAAGAAAGAAGCAGTGGACAGTCATTGAAATCACTGGAGCTATCAATGCCAGAGAGCTGTTCAAGAAAGGCTACTATACAAAAGATATGTGGTCAGATGAGCAGTGGAAGGAATGGCGTGAGAAGGCTGAAAAGCTGACTCAATATGAATGGCGAGAGAATAGAAAGAGAAGGCAATTTGACGAGGAAGGATTCACATTCGCGGTCAATCAAAAGATAGGTGACTATGTCTACAAATCAATCTTAGATTCTAAACTGTCACTTTAGAAATAACATCAAAATCAAAACTATGAACAAAGAAAAATACCTTGTGACTGCTGAGGAAGACAGTCTCATTCAAGTAGATTACATCATTGATGTATGTGAAAATAAGTACACAATCATGTACAGCCATGACATGCATTGGAGAAGTGATATCAGAGGCAAAACAATTGGTAGTATAGTTGACACTGGAGATGGATATATCTTCAGTCAATCATTCATCAAAAGAGACATGGACTATTCACTTTTCAGTGAATTGCATGTGCTTCTCACATTCATCAACAAACATGATAACCTATCTTATAAATTCAAATTTGCAAAGATTGAAGGAGGGAACAATGAGTAAACAAAATAAACTCGGAGAAATTGTAACAATTTACAAGCCAGAAAAAGAAGAGCCAAAGAAGAAAAAAAGAGAATTAGACTATTCAATTGGTATTCTTTGTGAATATGATAATGATTGGACTGTGTTCACATCTGATGGTAGGAGATTTTCATTTGTAGACAAGTCTATTGACACATCAAAATTTGAGACAAATCAAGTTGTATACTATTACTTAGATCAGTCAACAATAAAAAATGAAATAGACACCAGAATATATGTAGATCATAAAGGTGAATATAGAGCTTTTATTGTAGATTCAAAGGATGTAAAAAACAAAGTCTATAGTTTAGACTGGGCATTCAATCAGTTGTGGGTGATTGGTGAGAGAAGCTCTTCTAAGTGGACGATTGTTAGAAAACAAGTTGCTGAAATGTTCGAAGAGGAAATAAAAAAAGCATATGAACAAGGATATAAAGACTCTGTTAAAAATGAGAATTATTTCAATGAAACTTTTGGTGATGACTTTAATGAATTAGAATGGAGATAAGTAAAACATTAGAAGCTGTTATAGCTGACCTTAAAGCAAGAGAAGAGAAAGGCATTCAGACATACGGAGGCACAGTAGATGAAGCTAATCTATCCAGAGAGCAATGGCTACAACATGCATATGAGGAAGCTCTTGATCTTTGTATCTACCTTAAAAAGCTGATGTCATGACAGACTTTGAATTGCAATCTGATATCAAATACTACAAAGCAGATGATTGCACTGCTTATATTCAATCAGGCAAAGGAAGACATGGATGGGTGAGTGGATTCAGATTTGAAGGAAAATCAATCACTATTTGCTATCCCCTAAGCAAAGATGATGAAGATATTTTTTCAACAAAAGAAAAGGCAATGGATGCAGCTCTGAAGAATATGGTCAGAGCTATTAAGACTAACAATACAGATGGCAGATTCATCAACATTCTTCAATGCTTAGGAGACGAATGTGTTGTTGATAAGATTGAGAATGAGCTGCACGAAGAAGGACAACTGTGCTTATTTTCCACTTATTAATATGTGGCCATTCAAGAAGAAAGAGAAAGAACAAAAGAAGTTAAATCTTGCTGATGTTCAGCCAGAGCTTATCACTACTTATGTGATTCAATGGAACTTCAATGAAGATATCAGTGACAGTGAAGAGCTCTTTGCAGCTGATGTGCCATTCTGCTTCAATGGAAGAGCAGCAGTGGCTATCCAAGCAGATGTCGAATTCTTGAGCAATGGTACTTATCATGTGGGCAGAAAGACTCAACTATTCTTGCAAGGATCCCCACATCCAATAATCATAGATGTGCCATTCAATGAATTTAAGAAACATTGGCAAGAGATACAAACCAACATCATCATCAATGACCAGCTATCGAGAAGGTAGAAATACCATAGTCACTACAAGTCAAACAGGGCAAAGATTTGCTCTTATGTCAGATATCCATTGGGACAATCCACACTGCGACAGAAAGCTTCTTAAGAATCATCTTGACAAGTGCTTGAATGAGAACATTCTCATAGGTCTGAATGGAGATACTTTCTGCATGATGCAAGGAAAGTACGATCCTCGCAGAAGCAAGAATGATATTCTACCGGAGCACAACAAAGCAAATTACCTTGATGCAGTTGTTGATACTGCCATTGACTTCTTTGCTCCCTATGCTCACCTGATTGTATTCGTTGGATATGGCAATCATGAGACAGCCATTCTCAAGAATTGTGAGACAGATGTGATTGAGAGATTTGTTAGTGGATTGAATAGAGCTGCAAAGACAAATGTGCTTGTAGGTGGATATGGTGGATGGTGGATTCATCGAGTGCAAAAAGGAAGAGCAGTTGCTCTATTCAAAATAAAATACTATCATGGCTCAGGAGGCGGAGGAATCATTACAAAGGGCGTTATCCAAAACAACAGGATGCAAGTAATGATTGAAGGAGCTGACTGCATCTGGTCAGGTCATGTGCATGAACTTTATCATCATGCTGACATGGCTGAATATGTGATACATAGTGCTTCTGGATTCCGCATTGACACTAAGTACATTCATCACATCAGGACAGCATCATACAAAGAAGAATATGATGAGGGATATATGGGATTCCATGTTGAGAGAATGAGGCCACCTAAGCCATTGGGATGCTATGAGATGCAGCTTAATATGAACAGAATTTTAAAGCCTGTTGATACTTATCAAGTTGTGCCTAACTTTATCCAATGGAGAGACAAATAGAATGGCATTTTTCACCACTGCCCAGACAAGCAGAAGCACTTCAATACCTATCCAATGACAGCTCTGTCAATTATGTGCTCTATGGTGGAGCAGCTGGAGGTGGGAAGACAATGCTTGGCTGTACATGGCAAATTCTGAGGAGACTCAAATATCCAGGCACAAGAGGATTAATAGGCAGGGCCAAGCTTGACACATTAAAAAAGACAACTGTTGCAACATTTCTTGAAGTGGCCAATAGAATTGGTCTTGTCGCTGGCAAAGAATTCACATACAATCAGCAGAGTCATATCATCAAATTCATGAACGGCAGTGAGATTATTCTTGCTGATTTGTTTTTGTATCCATCTGATCCATACATGACGGATCTTGGGGGATTAGAAATCACAGACTTCCTCATTGATGAAGCTGCTGAAGTCAGTGAGAAAGCATTCAACATAGTGAGCTCTCGTGTTCGTTACAAACTGAATGAATTTAATCTTGTGCCGAAAGGACTCATCACTTGCAATCCATCAAAGAACTGGATATATAATCAATTCTATTTGCCATACAAAAATGATTCTCTTCCAGAATACAAGGCATTCGTGCAAGCTCTTCCAGGTGACAATTTGCATCTACCAACATCTTATGTGCAAAGCTTGACGAGACTGCCTGAAGTAGACAGAAAGCGACTGCTTGAAGGAGATTGGGAATATGACAACTCAGCTGATAGATTGTATCAATATGAGGAGCTGATGAGATGCTTCAGGGAGTCAACAGAGAACAATGGTCAGATGTATCTTACCGGTGACATTGCTCGACTTGGAAAAGATAGGACAGTGCTTTGTGTGTGGAATGGAATGACTTGCATTGATATTGTAGTGCTATCTCAAAAGAGAATTGATGAGACGAAGAGAGAAGTGCAGAGATTGATGAGTCAATACAATATCAAGTTGTCAAATGTGCTGGTAGATGAGGATGGTGTGGGGGGTGGATTGGTTGATTCTTTGAGATGTCGGGGATTTCAGAATGGAAGTAAAGCTGTGAGAGGTAGTCAATATCAGAATCTGAAAGCTGACTGCTACTTCAAATTAGGAGAGCTTATTGACAAGAATCAAATCATTCTTCCAATCCGATATCAAGAAGATATTGTGAAGGAACTTGAGCTCATCAGAAGAGTCAATCCAGATGCTGATGGAAAGCTGAAGGTGACAAGTAAAGAGACAATCTCACAGCGAACAGGAGGACTATCACCGGACTTTGCAGATGCAATTATGATGAGAGCTTACTTTGATCTTGTTCCCAATTACAACAAATATGCATTCATTTAAGTTGGTTACAATAAGTTACAAAACAAAAAGAGCCAGCTGGTAGTAACTGACTCTCTCTGCAATCTTAATAAATCAAACCCCATCGTTATGGGTAAACAATATGACTCCACAAATATAGCTGTTGATTTCATGTGTTGAAAAGATACTTATCAAAAGTGATTCAGTTGAAATTCAATAAACTATTTTTACCACATGAAAACATATCAATTCATTCATCCAGTCACAGCAGAGGTATTTTATGTTGATGCCGAATGGGTATTTGATGAAGACAATTCTTGGCGTGCAAAAATTAAAGAGAGAACAGTAGCCATATTCACAAAAGACTATTCTTTTGTAATGTCTGAAAGCACATAAGATGAAGCATGAGGAAAGCAAAATACAAGAGGCAGTGGTGACATACTTGAGATGTCAATATCCGCATGCTCTTCATTGTGCAAGTGCTGGAGGAGTGAGAACATCAATGAAGCAAGCAATCATGATGAAGAGGACAGGATATGTGAGGGGATTCCCTGATCTCATGATACTTGAGCCATCAAAAGAATATAAAGGTCTATTCATTGAAATGAAGACAGAGAAGGGAGTGGTAAGCAAAGAACAAAAGTGGTGGATGGAGCAACTTAATGCGAGGGGATACAAGTCAGAGATATGCAAGGGATTTGACTCTGCAAAACAAATCATTGATGAATACCTTCAATAATGAAATAGAAAGACATTATAAGGAATGGCAGCGACTATGCCATGAGCTCTTGCCAGCTCACAAAGATTTGGCTGATGATTTACTCCATGACACATTGATGAAGATACTTGAATCAGATGCAGACAAGATGGATGACATCATCAAACGAGGTAAGATACATGCATATGTGACAAGTGCTCTGAGGCTGGCAGCTTACTCCTCAAAGAGCTCATTCAATTATTCATTCATGAAATTCTCAAGACTTGCTGTGGAGCTTACCGGTGATATCACAGATGATCTGTCATCAGTTATTGCACAGAGACTTGAGAAGGAACAGCTTGACATATTCATCAGTCGACTTCCATTTTTCGAAAGAGAGCTTCTCTTTCTCTACGCATTGGATGGATTCAGCTATGGACAACTTTCAAAAGAGACAGGAATACCAAAGCCATATCTTTACCAGACAATTAAAAACGCAAAAAAAATTCTACGAAAATCAGTTATAAGATGACCAAAGAAGAATACAATAAACGGATTGAGACATGCAAGAGCTGTCCTATCTATTCGGACAAGTGGGGTACTTGTGGAGTGCCTACTGATGCAATCAATCCATTCAAGACAGCTGTTGAATTAGATGGCATTCTATTCAAGCCATGTGGATGTCCTGTTGAACACAAGGCAGTCTATGCAGTCAGCAAATGTCCAGCAAACAGATGGCCTGAAATCAGTCAGAAATCAATTCAAGAAGAGACTCTTGAGTACATTGCTGAACTCAAGAAAAGGAATAGACTTGTGCCGGGTGACATGGCCAAGATATATCAGCTCAGAAAAGATGTGCTTGGTATCAATGATGGGAAGACTGGCACATCATGTCCTCCATGCTTAGAAAAGATAGTCAATGACATAGAAACAAAGCTAATGCAAGACATAAGACAACAGTCAAAAGAGACTTCAGTAGAAGCTCCAAAGAAGACAATAAAGAGAACTAAAAAGAAAAAAGGAGGTACAGATGCTACTGCTTAAATTGTATTTAATTATTGCCATCATTCACGTGATTGCATTCGTTTCATTCGTTAAATTCTTTCAAACCAAACCACTGAACAAATTCACATGGATAGGGATTGGACTTCTTGCTTTGGGATTCCCTATCTTCTGGATAGGATTCTTAATAGCAAAGATTAACGGGAGAGGGTGAATAAGTCGAGAAGCAACTATTGAAAATCTTTCTCATCTTTGTTGAGTCAATCATGGTCGGAAGAGATTAACAGCAGCGTGATTGATGTATGAGCTACTGTGGGATGACTATCACAGCTCAATGGTATGATAAAGGTATAAGCCATAAGATAGTCAGGAGGGGTAGTCCTTCTAAAGATAGATACCAGACTGATGCACACTACTGATGACATCAGGACACAATTGCGAGAGACTCATCTGACGAGTAAATTGCAATAAGTGGGAATCCAACTCTTTGAGAAATCATTGAGATAGGATACTTCTAATTCTCACTTATGCTCAAGATCTATCTTCTGAGTAAATTATTAATAATAATAAAGTGAACTCTTTTTTCCACTATCTAATATGAGCATATACAAACGAATTAAGAAGACTATTCTCGCATTAGAGAAGATATCTTTTGACTATGATGGAGTCTTAACAACTCCTCAAGGACTCTCTTTAATCAAGAGAAAAATAACAGAGGGATATGATGTATTCATAATCAGTGCAAGAGGAGAGAATAGAAAGAATCCAGTCTATCAATTGGCATCTGAATTAGGAATTGACAGAAGTCATGTGCATATCACAGGGAACAATGCAAACAAAGTGCTCACAATTAAGAGACTTGCCATAAACAAACACTATGACAACAATCCAGACGTTGTGAAAAGAGTGAATGAAATGACAATTGCAGAGGGGGTGCTTGTTAGTTATGAGTGATGATCATGCATTTTTGAGAGCTCAGGTGAAAGCTTTTCATCCTAACTGGAGCAATGAACAAATTGAAGCAGAAATACAGAAGATACTGAAGGGAGATGATGGTGAAGACTGTCTCTATTGTGGATCTTAAAAAAATCAGAAAGCCTCTGAAATCGTACCAGCTGCACTATTATGGTGCAGGCGAACTTCAAGCTTTCTGTTAAATATTAACAATAAATTAAGCTGATACGAATGGATACGCAAATATCTGAATGATATGTATAAACAAAGAATACAAGAAATCTATGAGATAACTAAACAAGAATTAGTAAATGGGATTTGTGATATAGAAGATTATGCTTTAGTTATTGCTGGATTAATTAGAGAGCAAGATTTTGAAGCTTGTGAAGGAATTAGATTAGCTGTTGCAGATTATGGAATAAGCTTAGTAATACAAGAAGAAGAATGATATGTGAGTGAGAATCAAACACTTGTTGACATATAAAAAAGAATGATAAGAAAGCACATACCAATAGACTCTCTCTATATCAGGGAAGACAATCCGCGTCTCTTGAAGAAAGCTAAATTCAAGAAGCTCAAGAAGTCTATTGAAAGCTTTCCAGAGATGATGATGGTCAGACCAATTGTCATCAATGAGAAGAATGAGATTCTTGCCGGTACTATGAGATATCTCGCAGCTCAAGAGCTTGGGTGGGAAGAGGTCTTTGTGATCCAGGTGAATTGGAGTGAAGAGGAACAGAAGGAATTCATGATCAAAGACAACACACATGCTGGCGATTGGGATACAGATAAGCTCTTCAATCTTTTTGATGTGCCTGAATTGATGGAATGGTCAGTGCCAGTGGTACATGAAGTCATGCTTGACTCACTACCTTATTCAGATATCACATTTAGATTCAAAGATAAAGATGCTGACTTTGTTATCAATGAACTTAAGTCACATGGCAAGACATTGGAAGAAGGATTATTAAACTATTTGAAAAATGGCAAAGGATAAAATCACAACATCACTACAAAAAGCTACAATGCTGGAGTCAATTGAGAAGACATTGGGAGTCATAACTCAGGCGGCTAAGCTTGCCGGTATCACAAGACAAGCTCACTACCAATGGATGCAACAGGATCCAGAATACAAAGCAGCTGTTGAGGCAATTACAGAAGTCTCACTTGACTTTGCAGAATCAAAGCTATTTGAACTGATGCAAGGAGCATTCTCACAGACTG